AAAATATCATCATGTTGAACCATTCTACATGAATAAGACTCTCTTACAAAGTCTTTAGTACTTGGGGTTCTTTTTAATCCCAAATTTTGTTGGTACTGAATTGGTGTACTTACAACATTTTCATTGTTGTATCTCCCAACTAAAGTAGGAACATCTCCTAAAGAAGGATCTGCATTAACATTATCTATTCCCAAACTATTTGCAATTACTTCTTCTGTAAAAGCTATTACTACAGATCCTGGAAATACAAGTGTATCAATACTAGTTGCTGTAAAATCCATAGCAATAGGTGTAGGCCCATCAAAGTTTTCATAAAAACCTTCTACACCACCCATACCACTAAGACTTGCTATAACAGAATCAATAATTTCTTGCTCATTATTATTATAAGCTACTGCTTCATAATCTTCGTTTTGCCACATATTCCACATCCCAAAACCGTCATTTCCCCAATTATTATCAAAATCATCTCCTGTAACTAACCATAGTGAATCAAGCCAAGTTGTACCACCATTAGCTAAAAAATCTGAAACAGGAAGAACAAAATAATAAATTTCATCTTGATCTTCTAATATATAAGGTATTTTTGAACAATCATTCATTCTTTGTATACCTGCTACAGAATGGATCATATACATGTAATCATTTGGTAAACCAAAAGTATCTGCATATAAAGCACCATCTGAATGAGAAGAAGATCTAAGTTCTTCTTTAAAATCTGTATTAAATACAGTTTCTGTAACCAAACTTCTTAAATCATCTCTTCTTTTTTGAGACTCTTCAAATCCTTTTCCGTATTTATTATTTTGTTGAAATCTTGTATTAACAAATCTTTGGATAGCTTTATTAAGCTCCCTGTCTATTTCATTTGTTAATAGGGTGTCAGCAACTTGGGCGTTAATCTTGTCAACGCCCTGCATTACTGATAAGTGCATTTCATTTATTGTCATCTATACTGTCAACTCTTTAAGTTTTGCTCTTAATATTGTTAATTTACCAGAATTCTTTTTCTCTTTTAAATGAACTATTGTGTCATCCATTGTATCACCTAATACTTCATCAATAAAGACAATTTGATTTCCAATTTTTCTTAATACTCCAGCATTAACCATTTCTTCAATTTCTGCTTTCATACCAAGTTGTTTATCTGTTGCAATTTTTAAGAATTTTTTTGGATCAGCTTCTTTTAAATCGTATAGAGTATTTTCAATTTGCTCTGTACTTAAATTATCTGGATTTGTATTAGACATTAGTCTTAATATCCAAATCATTTTCTTTTTATCAGAAGATGCCTTAATAAATTCTTTGTCTGCATCTTTTTTACCTTGGATCTTAATATTCTTTTTAAGATCATCTTTTGAAGGATCTTGAATATAAAAACGTTTTCTATAATCAGAATCCATTTCATCTTTTGTTAAAGCTGTATGAGGATGTCTAATTGCAAAATTATATTTTATCCAATCCATAATTTGCAAAGGTTCTCCATCACTATCTTTACCAATTTCAAATTCCATTCCTTCAAATCCAACTGGTATTGTCATTTCAGCCCAAAATAATTTTGCATGTTTTGGCCATTCATGATTAGCTGGATCAACATCTAATATTCCTTTTAGATATTTTTTTTCGTCTTCATAATCAAATCCTTTTAAAGGTTGTCTGTTTACAAAAACGCTGCTGAGTTTCATAACCGCTTCAGCTCGGACTTCTTCAGGAAGAAAGTTATCAATATCTTTTCTCCTTAAATAGACTTTTTTACTTGCCATAATTTCAGTTCTTTTTAGTGTTAATAATAGGTTGGAAAGAATAACTCTCCTATTTAAAGTTTTTAGCGGAAGTGGGGAACTACCCCCACAACCTAACTAAAAACCAATTTATATAGACTCACGATGCAACGTGAAATAACATAAGTATCCTTATGCTATACTATGATGCTGTACATGTAATATCTATAGAAGTATCAAATCTTTTTAATACAATACCTGCTGTTTTTAACATGTGGACAGACGCGCCATCAACATCAGAAGCTCTTGCACTTGTAGATTCAAATCCTCTAGGTACTACACTACCAGCTACACACCATCTCATCATTTCTCTTCCTTTTTTAGAAAGCATTTGAAGGTTTGCTTGACCATCATAATTTGACTGATCAACAAATACCATTCTGTATGATTCTAGTGAGAATCCAGTAGTTGGGTGTTTTGCTCTCGCTTGAGCGACAGGTCCGTGATCAAATAAAGGTAATTTAACCACATTTACTGTATGACCATCAATGTGCTCATAAGAAGTAAAGTATCCTGACATACCAAGTGATCTACCTGAACCTGTGATGAATCGGTTTTCACCGCCCACTTTCCAGTTACCGCTTGTACCTTGGAAGTGTCCTTTTAAAGCTTCATCAAATTCACGCATACCACCAGTACCTGTGTAAAGCGTAACTTGTTTTTGTTGAGAATCAGTCATTCCGTAGAATAAATCACCAATAATGTTTTTGATCTTAGTTTCTGTCATAGAAGAATAAGAATCTTTATTAACAATTTGTTCTAGTAATCCTGGTCCAACGATAACTGGTTGTCCATTTTCATCTTTCATAAACGTACTACCGTCTTTGTTGTATGTTTTTTGACCGTACCAGTAGAACATCTCACATTCTTCTTTGAAGTTAAGCATGTGTTGATATTCTTCATAATCCATCCATAGTTTCGTAGTTTTACCTCCTTTAGTAGGTAATCCAAACTCAACAACATAGTCTCGTGCATGACCAGACATGTGATAAGATTTTCTTACTGTACCAATTTTGTTACGAACTAAAGCTGGAGTTTCCCAGTTAGAAGCATTTCCTCTTGAGAAGTCAACTCCAACTGGAGCATACATTTGTGCCCATAAGTCCCCTGCATTGTTACCAGCTGATAATGTAGCTGTTGTAGAAGGGTTAACTAATTGCAAAGTGTATTTCCAATTACCTGTTCCTGCTGCTGGTTCTGGTTCCTTCATTATACGTGCTTGCTCTCCTGCAGAGTTTACAATTACGTATGGGAATACAAACCATTTGTCAGGAAACTCTAATGTAAAGGTCCCTCCTGCTTGACCTAAATTTGCGCCTGAATTTGCCACCGCTACTGGTCGTGTCTTTCTATTATGAGTTCTAACACGATATTCATATTCCAATCTATCCATTGACTTAACGTTTCCAACCCCTTCCGTCAAGAATGATAGAGGAAATCTTTTATCGTCTTTACCAGCCAAATGTGTGATAATTGGAGATAATTCAGTAGGCTTTGACATCAAAGCGTTTGCCAGACTATTCATGTCTGTCATTTGCGAATCATTATAAAACGTCTTTACAACGCTAATGTTCTTACCTGTGCTTGACATTGCCATATTCTAAATAATTTTAAAAGTTAATAGGTTAAAAGAGACTTAAATCTAAATCATCTACATCAACGCTTTTACTAGGGGTTCTTGAAACCTTTCTAGCACTTTTAATAGTTTCTTGGTGTTTTCTAATTCTGTCTTTTAAAGACTTAGTACTTTTAGTTTTAGCTTTGGTGTTAATTAACTTATCCAAATTAAAACCTTTAAACATCAAGTAATCTATCGCAAGTTTCACATCCATGTCTGATGAGGTATGATCCACATCTCTTTGTGTGTAACCTTCCTTGGTTACTGGTTTTGAGAGATAATCAAAAAATTTGGTTTTCTCTCTATCAGGGATTGTTATTCCCTTAAATTCTCTAGACTTATCTATAGTACTATAAACTCCATCCCAGAATTTTTTTGTTTCTGTATATCTTTGTTGTTGCACTTGTTTTTGCTGATTCATCATCTGGTTCCTTTGTTGAGTTTGAGCCTCTGACAAATTTTTTTGTGCAACTTTAGATTTTTCTGCAAGTTTTCCTGTATCCTCATAATCATTCAAAAGCTCATTGATAAACTCGTTATCGTGTCCTTTCATTTTAAAGTATTGAGAAAGAACATACTTTTGAGATTGAACATCATTGTCTTTAATTTGCATTTTAGAAAAATCTGTTCTAGGATCATTACTTGCCATAAAATCCTCACTTCTACCGCCACTCATTACATATTGTAAGTGGTTTTTTACTAAAGGATGTTGATTAAGTAAAGTATCTAATTGTTCCTCAGCTATCTGAGCTCCAATATCTTTAGTCATCTCTATCAATCCATCAGGAGTATCGTCATAAGCTTCTTTGGTTTTATATCCTAAAGCCTCTAATACCTGACTAACTACAGAATCATCCTGTGTTGTTTCTTTTCCCTCAGTTTGAGTAGTTGGTTTAACAAATTTTGGCGCCTCTTTTGTCTCTTCTGGTGCTCCAAGATCTGCTTCCGCAAGAACCTGCTCTTGTCTCTGATTGGTCTCTTTCTTAGCTTCAACATCAGCTTCAAGAGATTCTTCTTCAACTTTCTTCTCAGGTTCCTCAACATTTTCTTGCGTTTTAATTTCTTCTTGAGGTTCTTCTACCTCAACTACATCTTGTATGCCATCACCTATTAAATCATCAAAGGTAATGTCATCTACGTTTATTTTTTTATCGTCTGCATTCATTGGTTTACAAATTTA